ACGCCCTGGAGGACCCGCAGACGCTCGTGCAGGGCCTGGCCTACCGCCAGGGCGCCCAGGCCGCCGCAGAGGCTCCCATCCGGCCGGCGCACCCGCTGGCCAGGATTCTGAACAAGTGGCAGTCCGACGCTGACGCGTCGACCACCCAGAAGGCGTTCGCCTTCGATCCGGTGTCGAGCAGTCGGCTCCGCAGTGGCAACGTGGTGCCGATCCCGAACACGGGCATCCGCGTTCCGAAGGGCTGGTCCGAGGGCAACTCGACCGGCCTGGAGGCGTGGTACTACCAGAACCGCGAGTTGCTGGCCTCTCGCAACCACCGCGTGGTGATCACGCCCGACAGGCAGATGTACGTCGGTCGCGTGTTCAAGAGCAAGGCGCAGGCGTTCAAGTACATGCAGTTCGTGGACTCCCACGCTCACGATCTGAGCAAGGGAGTGCGGTACGACCTGGACCACAGGTTGCCCGATCCTGAGCCGCAGCTGGACGACCTGATCGCCGAGGCCGAGCGCGCCAACGGCGAGCTGCGGGCACAGGAGCTGGACGTCGAGAACCTCGACCCAGAGGCCGACTTCGACTTCGTGATCGACGATGTCTCCTCGAAGTTCTTCAAGCGCCGCGAAGGCGGCAAGGGCTTCAAGACGATCAAGACGTCGGACGGCCAGAAGATCGAGGTGCCCAACGCCTACGAAGGACATGAGGGCGAGCTACTCCGCGGCCTCATCTCTTCGCAGGGCGCCATCGAGGCGCTGAGCGACGGGCACGGAGCGGCCACCTCACTGTTCCGCAAGGCGGCGGTCGGACACCGGGCGTACAACCCGCCGGCGTCGACCAAGCTGCTGGAGAAGGGATCGAAGGAGTTCCGTGAAGCGGTCGAGTACTTCCACAAGTGGAGCGACCTGCTGAACACCCAGATCGCCCACTCGCCTATCTGGAACAAGATGCTCAACGGCTGGTCTGACGCCAAGATCGTCGACTGGTTGGAGAACACGCCTGACGGTGCCCTCGTACGCCGAGAGGTCATGCACGACGACCACACGCCTGAGCTGTGGGTCAACGAGCACCGAGCGAAGCTCGACTACTACCTGCCGAGCAAGAAGCACCAGCGGCTGCTGGGCAAGGGACAGCTCACTCCCTCGACGCTCCGCAAGGAGATCCACCCGGACGAACGCCCCACGGTGTTCGGCCCGGACATCGAGTTCCTCGACAAGCGCACCGCCGTTGGCGGGGTGCTCAGTTGGGCAATGGACCAGATGTGGCACGCGCTGGGTACGGCGCCGATCGACGCACTCAGCCGGCATCCCTTCGCCAAGGGCATGTACGACATCAAGATGCGGTCGCTCATCGGCACCACGAAGGGGGACTGGCTCGACGGCGACACGCTCGCTCGGTACGAGCGACAGGCTCGCAACTACGCCAGGCAGCAGGTTCGCCGGCACCTCTGGGACCTGACGGACGCAACCAACTTCACCGACGCCCTCCGCTTCATGGCGCCCTTCTGGGGCGCGCAGCAGGATGCCATCACCAAGTGGATGCGGATTGTGGCCGACAGGCCCGAGACCGTGGCTCGCGCCTTCAACACCCAGCGTGCGATCTACAACAACTTCGTCATGGTCGACGAGGATGGCCAACCGGTGGATCGGGACTACCTCTCGTACCACCCCAGCGACCGGGTCATCATCAAGATCCCGGAGATCATGCGGCGCACGCCGCTTGGGAAGTCGCTGGAGCAGATGGGCACGGTAGGCGTGCCGCTGGGCTCGGCGAACACTGTGCTCCAGGGCGAGATGCCGCTCTTCCCGGGCCCTGGCCCGGTACTCACCATCCCCGCGGACAAGCTGCTCCGAGTGACCAGCAAGACCGAAGGGGTCGAGTGGAGCGACAAGGCGATGTACCGCTGGCTCTTCCCGATCGGTCGACCGCAGCACGGAGGCATCCGTGGTGTCCTCGATCAGGTCATGCCGGCGTGGAGCAAGCGCGTCATGCAGGGCTCAGACCAGGACGGGGTGGCGTACGCCAACCTCTACACCGAGATCGCCCGCGAGATGGATCTTGACGCTCGACAGCAGAACAAGCGCCCGCCGACACCCGAAGAGATCCAGAAGCAGGTCAACTTCGTGTGGGGACTCCGCACCTTGACGAGCCTCGTGGCTCCGGTGCAGGTGCAGTACCGACCGAAGCACCAGTTCCTGATCGACGCGGCGCACAAGTACCAGCGTGACTTCGGAGTCGACTGGTTCGACAAGTTCATGGAGGACTACGGCACGACGGTGGCGCGTTACGCGACCTCGTCGAGCAACAGTCCCATCGGTCTTCCGCCGACCACAGAGGCGATGGAGGACTGGGCTCAGAACTCGTCGTTGATCCAGAAGTACCCGGACTGGGGTGGGGCCATCATCAGCCCCGACGCCTACACGGACGACTTCAACTCCGACGCCTACTACGCCCAGTTCAATATCAACCTGGGTCCGGGCGACGACACGCCCTTGCGTGAGTCGCAGAGCACCCGCGAGCGGTTCGCCACCGCGGACGCTCGGGCCGGCTGGTACGAGTTCCGCAAGGTCGACGCGATGCTCGACGCACAGCTGGAGCAGCTGGGCGCGCACTCGATCCAGCAGACCTCGATCCCGGGTGTGCAGGAGCTGGCGGACATGAAGCGCAACTTCATCGCCGACCTCACTTCTCGCAACTCTGCGTGGCGTGAGGAGTACGACAACTACAACAACGACATCTACGCCCGCGTGCGGGAGCTACAGGACTGGGCCTTCCGGCCCGAGTTCGACAGCCGACCGGACATCCAGGGCGTGCGTCAGTACCTGATGATCCGCGATCAGGTCGCGACGGAACTCGACAAGTACCACGCCGCCACCGGCGGCAGTCGGTCACTACAGGCGACCGAGAACGCAGCCCTCCGGGACTGGTTCTACGGGCAGGTCGGCCAGCTCACGCAGGCCAACCCCGCTTTCGCCGAGTTCTACTCGCGCTACTTGGGATCGGACTCGCTCGAACAAGGAAGTGGTAGCTGATGGCTGATCCGTACTCACCAGCCACCAACTCCTTTTCGGACTTCGCTGCCACATACGGTGGGGGCATGCCGTCTGCCGGCGCCGGCGCACCAGTCGCCGGTTACGGCTCCAGTGCGGCGCCCCTGCCCGTTGTGTACCTCGGAGCCACGAAGCCGAAGATCAAGGTTGAGTGGGACTCGGGCGACTTCACCAAGCGCCCTACCGGCTCGCACACGAAGGCGGCGCCCGTCCAGGCGGCGCTGGCCAAGTTCGACAAGATGGACGCCAAGGAGCAGCGCAACACGCTGCGCCTGCTGGCCATCGCTGGCTTCACCAGCTCGTTCGTCAAGATCAGCGATGTCGACGAGTACGTGCAGGAGTCCACTCTTGACGAGGGCCGCGAGGCCTACAAGAACCTGCTGGAGACCGCCAGCGACTACTTCATGAGCAGCGGCCTACAGGTCACGCCCGAGGACGTGCTGCGCTCCCGGGTCGCCTACCGCCTGAAGGGCTCCGGCATCCAGTGGGATGGCAACCTCGACGCCTTTGACGACGGCCTGGGTAGTAAGGCCAAGGAGGCGGACAACCGGCCGAAGCCGGGGACGTACACGACCACGGCTACGTCGATCGACTTCATGAATCCGCAGGACGCCAGGAACCTCGTCCGCGGAACGCTCCAGCAGGAATTGGGCCGAGACCCGACCCAGGGGGAGTACGAGGACTTCCTGTCTGCAATCCACGCCGCGGAGCGCGAGGACCCCAGCACCCAGAAGACGACCTCGACGTACGTCCTGGACAAGAACGACAACCTGCGATTGTCGGATCAGCAGACGGTCAGCCACCAGGGCATCGGCTCGGCGGGGCTTCAGCAGCTCGCCTACGAGAAGGCGCAGCGACAGCCTGGCTGGGCTGAATGGCAGGCCATGGGCACCTACGCCCCGGCGCTCTTCCAGGCGCTCGGAGCAACCGTTTCTGGCGTCTAAGGACTGACATGCCACTCTCTCAGGAACAGCTGCACAACGCCGGCATCATCTTCCAGGTGGGCCGCACCATGGGCCTGGGGAACAGGGACATCCAGATCGCTCTCATCGCCGCGATGACCGAGAGCAACCTGATCAACGTCAACTACGGTGACCGCGACTCCCTGGGCCTGTTCCAGCAGCGACCCTCCCAGGGATGGGGCTCACCCGAAGACGTGCTCAATCCGACGTACGCAGCTCGCAAGTTCTTCAGCGGCCTGGTCGGACTCGGGAAGCAGCGCTTCCAGATGGACATGGGCGCAGCCGCGCAGGCGGTGCAGCGATCGGCGTATCCCGACAGGTACGCCACCCACCTCGGTGCCATTCGCGCCGCCTACCCGGCGATCCAGAAGGCCTCTGGCCTTCCTCCGCAGAGCATGGACGGCGGAGACTACGACACCGGCCCGTCGTTGCAGGACGTGATCCCGCAGGTACCGCTCCAGCAGCCCGTGCGTCAGTCGACGCCGACCGAGGCTCAGATGCTGGGAGTCTCCGGCTCAGTTGACCCGGGCATCCCCAGCGCCAGCACCATGCTAGGCGCGTGGGGGATGAGCAGCCCCCAGCCCATCGACGTCTCCGAGATCGAAGCCACCCTCACCAATGGGGCGGGCAGCTTCCTCAGCGAGGGGACCAACCAGCGAGTCCTGACGAATCTGGAGACCACGCTGGACGTCCCGTACCAGAAGGGCGTTGATGGGTGGCGCAAGGGCGTGATCAGCGCTGCGAGGACCGCCCTGGGCAACCCGTACGTCTGGGGCGGCACCAGTCTCACGTCTGGGGTGGACTGCTCGGGTCTGGTGCAGGCGGCCTTCGCCAAGGTCGGCATCAACATGCCGCGCATCAGCTACCAGCAGGCCAACTACGGCCAGCGTGTGGGACTCAGTGGACTCCAGCCCGGAGACCTCGTGGCGTGGGACAACAGCAGCCGCAACAACGGCGCTGACCACATCGCCATCTACCTGGGCAACGGAATGATCATCGAGTCGCCGCGGCCGGGTCTCTCCACGCGAATCCGCAAGCTCGGCTCCGGCCTCGAAGGAGGCTGGGGCGTGCACCTGAACTTCGGGAAGTCGAATGCCTGATCAGAAGCCCAAGCCCGACAAGGGCGACAAGAAGCCCAAGGGTGGTGACAAGGCCAAGGGCAAGAAGGATCAGATCGACCAGGATGAGATCGAGCAGGAGTACGGTCTCGCATACGCGCTCTTCAAGGCCTATCCCGAGCTGAACGATCTTCTGAAGAAGGCGACCGGACAGAGCTGGTCAGCCACCCGGTTCCAGGTCGAGCTGCGACAGACGGACTGGTTCAAGCAGCACAGCGACATCTGGCGCCAGAACCAGGCACTGAAGTACAGCGACCCGACCACCTACCAAGAGCGCCTCAACAACTCGCTGACGCAGGTTCAGAACCTGGCCGGCACCTTCGGCGCTGGGCTGTCGGAGAAGGCTAGTCGGCGGCTGGCAGAGCGGGCGCTGCTCCTCGGCATGAGCGAGGACCAGATCCGCGACAAGCTCGCCAACTTCGTCACCCCGTCCAGGGGCGCCGGCTACGGCGGACAGCTGGCCCCGATCGAGGAAGACCTACGATCGACCGCCCTGCGCAACGGCGTGCGGATCTCCAAGGACCAGCTGCAGAAGTGGATGCAGAACATCGTCCGCGGCAACAGCTCTCAGGAGCAGTACCAGAACTTCATCCGCAACCAGGCGGCGGCGTCGTTCCCGACGTACGCCGAGCAGATCCGCGGCGGCATGGACCTCGCCGACGTGGCGTCCCCGTACGTCCAGTCGATGGCCGACATCCTGGAACTCAACGCCGGGTCGATCGACCTGTACGACCGGACGCTACGCAGGGCACTGGCGCACACCAACGCCAAGGGTGACTACGTCCCCATGTCCATCTCCGACTTCGAGGACGAGTTGCGCGCTGACCCGCGGTGGGCGCGGACCAAGCAAGCCAATGAACAGGCTCGTGGCTACGCCACAGCCTTCGCGAAGATGTGGGGGCTCCAGTAATGGCAAGACCGCCGAAGCGCCCACCCCGCAAGGACCCGCCGCAGGACACTCGGGTCCCGATCGGCTGGGGGCCGAACGGTCCGATCTTCCACAAGCCGTCCACGAAGATGCCGCCGATCCCGGCGATCCGACCGCCCGGGTCGACTGCTCCCGCGCCGGCAGCGGCGCCGGCCGGACCGGCTGGTCCGTCGTTCGACGAGCAGAACGCCTTCAACTACATCCGCAAGTTCTTCGAGTCGCTGGGCATTCCGTTCAGCGGCGAGATCGAAGCGATCATCAAGACCGCGATGCTGAACGGCTACGGGCCGGACCAGATCGAACTGCTGATGCCGGATGTGCAGAAGACGCAGGCCTTCAAGACCCGCTTCCCCGGCTTCCAGGCTCGGATCGACGGCGGCTACGGCGCGATCGACCTGGGCCAGTACATCCAGCTGGAGAACACCTACCACCGGATCATGCAAGAGGCCGGCCTGCCGGCCGGGTTCTACGACTCGCCGGCCGACTTCGGATCGTGGATCGCCAACAACGTCAGCCCCGACGAGATCCAGAGCCGGGTCTCCAAGGCGGTGTCGATCGCCAAGAGCGTCGACCCAACCGCACGCAATCTGATGGCCCAGTTTTACGGCCTCTCGACAGGTGACGTCGCGTCGTACTTCCTCGATCAGTCACGGGCGCTGCCCGTCATCGAGCGCCAGTACAACGCCTCCAACGTCGCGGCCTGGGCGCAGCGCGCCGGCTTCGACGTGACCAGCATGAGTCGCTACGAAGACCTCGTCGACAAGGGTGTCACCGCCGACCAGGCGGCGCAGCAGTACGGCACGGTCAAGACCGTCGCTGAGACCTTCGGCAAGCTCGGTGGCGTGTATGGCGAGAGCTACACGCAGACCGACGCCGAGAACGACGTCTTCTTCAACCAGGACCAGAAGCGTCGGCGCCTTGCCACACAAGAAGCGGCGACCTTCAGCGGCTCCAGTAGTGGAGCCACCGGGGCAGCCAAGCGCAACAGCTACTGACAGGCGGAACGCCCAAACAGACTCTCCCCGGACCAGCCGGCACCGGGGACGTACAAGACCGGCATCTACCAGGAGCCACATCACCTTCCCCTGGGTGATGTGCGGCCTATGAAAAGGGAGGACCGCGTGAGCGGCTATTACGAACAGCCCGATCCCAGCGACGAGCTGGGCAGCGGCGGCGGTGGACTGCGCAAGCTCCTAGAGGACGCGCTGGCCGAGAACAAGCGTCTCGCCGGCCTCATCGAGGGAGAGAAGCGCCAGGAGACCGTGACGGCCGAGCTGAAGGGCGCGGGACTCGACCCCGCGATTGCCAAGCTGATTCCTGCCGACGCCGACCCCAAGCAGTGGGTTGAGGAGAACAAGAGCCTCTTCGGCTCGACTCCGCAGGCGAATGAGCAGGAGCAGGAGCTGCCTCCGGTGGAGGCGCCGCCTGTCACCGACCCGGCCGTGCTGCTGGAGCAGCAGGCCCTCGAAGACATGCAGAAGGCAGAAGCGGCAGGCGGTCCCTCGGCCGTCGTTGCAAACGACCTGCTCGAACAGCTCGACCAGTTCGACGGGACGAAGACTGAAGGCGAGCTGCTCGCCTTCCTGAAGTCGAACGGCATGGGAGTCGTCCAGGACTGACCCCCCTGTCTGCAACGGATCGGCCTGACCAAGTCACGCCTATCCGAAAGGACGATGTCCGGTGGCTAACGCCTATACCGACATCACCTCGGGTACCTCACTCGGCCTCAACCTTGTCAAGACCGGCTACGAGAAGCTGGTTGCGTTCAAGCTGCGTTCGGAGCCTCTGTTCCGGCGCGTGGCCGACACCCGAGCTACGTCTCTGACCAACCCCGGCAGCACGATCACGTTTAACCTGTACAACGATCTGACGCCGGACACCACCACCCTCTCTGAGACCGTGACCCCGGACTCGGTTGCCATCGGCAGCACGAGCACCGTGTCTGTCACGATCAACGAGATGGGCAAGACCGTCATCCCGACGCTTGCTCTGCGGACCTACACCTTCTCGGACGTCGACCCGGCTGTTGCCAACCTCGTCGCCCGTGATCTGGCTGAGTCTGTGGACCTTCGCGTCCGTGCGGTCTTCGACGCGGCTACCCAGCGCATCACCTCGAACGGCACCTCGTTCGATGCGACCGCTGCGGCCGTCAACACCCTCGTTGCGACTGACGTTCTCAACGCTGCGATGGGTGCTGCGGTCACCGCGCGCTTCCGCTCCAACTCCGCTCTGGAGTCCATGCCCGGCAACACCTTCGGTGCGTTCATTCACCCGGACCAGGCCTACGACCTGCGCCGGGAGACTGGCGAGCTGGGCTGGCGCTACCCGCACAACAACGTCGCGCCTGAGAACCTCTGGCTCGACCAGGTTGGCGTCTTCGGCGGCATCTCGTACATCGAGAGCCCCCGCGTGAAGACCGCCAACGACGGTGCGACCAGCGCCAAGGTCTACCGCGCGTACTACTTCGCCCAGCAGGCGCTGGCCGAGGTCGTCGCCGTGGAGCCCCACCTGGTCATCGGTCCCGTCGTGGACCCGATGATGCGCTTCCGTCCGCTGTCCTGGCACGGCATCGCCGGCTGGGGTCAGTACCGACCGGAGGCCTTCTTCCGGGGTGAGACCGGCTCCTCGCTGAGCACCTTCGCCTGATCCTCAGGCATACGGCCCTGGGGGGCAGCTTCGGCTGCCCTCCGGGGTCTCCCCGTTATCCCCCGAAACAGGACTGAGAAATGGCCGTCACCGCTTTCCTCTACGGAAGTGTCTTTGCCAAGCTGGCGAACAAGGAGATCGACCTGGACACCGACACGGTGAAGGTCGCCCTCTGCACGTCCGCGTACACGCCTGCGCAGGACACCCACGACTACTTCAACGACATCACGAATGAGGTGACCGGCACCGGCTATACCGCTGGCGGGGCCACGCTCGCATCGAAGACTGTCACCTACACCGCTGGCACCAACACGTTCACGTTCGACGCGGCTGACACCTCGTGGGCCAGCTCGACGATCACGGCGCGCTACGCCGTGGTCTACGTCTCCACCGGCACAGCGGCCACATCGCCGCTGATCTGCTACATCGACTTCGGCGCTGACGTCGTCTCCTCGGGAGCGGCGTTCACCATCACTTGGGATGCGGCGGGGATCTTCACACTCACGGCCGCCTGATCGTGGCCATCCAGATCTCAGCCGTTCGGTACAAGGATCGCAACACGGTTGAGCCTGATGACGACTCGGTCGTCAATGCGGTGGTGGCTGTCGGTACCGGACAGGCCCGCACGCCATCTGTCATCGGGGGCAGTAGTGGCGGTGGCGGTGCGGCCTGGAACGACACGATCACCCACGGCGAGCAGTTGCAGATCGGACACGTCGGCCCCTGGGCGCTCCAGGGGGTCCCGCGCGGCAGCGAGAACATCCAGGTGATATCGCTGCCCAGCCGGGGCTACTGGAAGATGGACGAGCCCACCGAGTGGGCGCCATCGACGACGTACGTCTACAACAACAACCCCACCAACCGGGGTGGGGTGGTGCCCGCCGGCGGCATGACCATCGACGGGTACTTCGTCCCGGCCGGCACCATCGTTGCCCAGTTCCGGGACTTCTCCGCGGGGGACTTCTCGGCTCAGGGGCAAGGCGGTTCCTACGTGTTCCGCGGCTGCCGCTTCCGCTCCAGCGCGATTGGCCAGTCGTCGCAGTTCAACGACTACACGGCGACCTACACCAACCGGTTGCTCTTCTGCGACATGGGTGGCAAGGAGCCCGCTGCGCTAGAGACCTGGCAGATGTCCTTCTGGAAGATGATCGGCGGCACCGATCACGTGATGTACCGCAACTACTGCTCGGCGCAGTACGTGACGTTCCAGATGAACTCGAACAACTCGCAGTGCATCGAGAACTACATCACCGACCTCACGTGGTACTACGGCGAGACCGCACCTCCCGGCCAAGGAGGGGAGCCGCTGCACATGTCCTCGGTGGGCGCACAGGGTGGCGTCACTGGGCTGCGGGTGCTTCGCAACCGCCTCACCTGCCCATCGCCTGACCCACTCGGCAACGTCTTTACGCAAGGCGCGGCCCTAACCTTCGGCAACGACATCAACGTGCCTTGGTCTGACGTGTGGATCAAGGACAACTACCTGAGCGGGATGGGCTTCGTCATCCGTCTCTTCGGCGAGGTCGCCGGCCAGAACAACCTTCAGGTGACCGGCAACAAGGTCACCACTCGCTGGTTCACCAACGGCGGCGCCTCGGGGGTCGCCCAGCTTGGTGACTTCCCAGTGGTCTGGGGCAGCAACGGCAACGTCAAGGCCAACAACCTCTGGGCTGACGACTACGGGAACGGCGGCAACGGCAACACGCCCACGTCCTCCCGGCAGTACCCAGCTGGCAACGGTCCTCGCGTCGGCACTGAGGCTTTCTAAGGAGGCAGCTCGTGGCCATCGTCGCCTCCTCTCTGACGAGCGGCTCATCCGCGACTGCGACCACGACCGCTTCGTTCGCTGCACAAGCGTCCGGCACATGGCTGGTCCTGGTCGTCTCGTCAGACGACTACCGCCTCACTTCGGGGGCGAACCGCCCCGAGTCGACCGGCTGGACGTTGCAGGTCAGCGGTCAGGACTTCCTTGGCTTCTACGTCTGGACCAAGGTGTCGACAGGCGCGGAGACCTCGGTCTCCTACACCATCGGCTCAGCGGCTCCTTCGGCGTACGTCGTTGGCGCCGTGACGGGCGCGACCGGGACGTTCGACGTCGCCCCCACTGCCGCAGCCACGCACACCCACGGCGGGGGCTCTGCCAGCCCCGCTAACGCTCCTGTGCCTACCGCGGGCAACAGGCTCGCGCTTGCGTGCTTCGGTGCGATGCACTCCTCGACGGGCATCACCTCGTCCAGCTACTCCAACAGCTACGCCCAGGTCGCCTTCCAGGCGGGCCCTGCGACCGGCTCGCAGGAAGCGGTGGGCGTGGCCAGTCTGGCGCTTTCGCCGGCCAACGGCTCGTCGTCGACCACGTCCACGGTGACGTGGTCCGGCAGCCAGTTGTGCTCCTTCGGCAGCGTGCTGGTCTTCGCTGAGTCGGGTGGGGGAGGGATCCCCGGGTCCGTCACCGCCGTCAGAGCCACAGGCACTGGCGCGGCTCTCGCTCCGTTCGTGAGCGCTGGCGGGGTGGCCAACGTCTCGGCTCCCGTGGCGACCGCCACTGCCGTGGCGCAGACCCCAGCTGTGGCCGGCGCCTCGGTAGTTAGTGGTGGCGGGCCTGCAACCGGCACAGCGCAGGCCAGGGCTCCCATCGTGACCGGCGCTGCCGCCGTCTTGGCGGTCAGGGCGACCGGCACGGGCGCCGCGGTACCCCCGTCTGTCGCAGGTGGGGGAGGGTCCAGCGCCGTGGTAACCGCTGTGCGGGCCACGGGTACGGCTCTCGCGCACTCGCCGATAGTCGCTGGCCTCCAGGCCGCGACGGTTGCTGCGCTGCGCGCTACGGCCCAAGCAATGGCTTGTGCGCCCCAGGTGGAGGTAGTCGCGCCAGTGTTCCGCTTCAAGCCTCCAACCATCGAGATCCCGATGCCTACGGCAATCGAGCCACTGCGGCACTACCGGATCACCAAGGGACTGTCTGTGGTCCGCGTCAGCGGTGCCTTCCAGACCATCAACACGCCGAGCGACATCCAGCTCCAGGCGGCTGGACGCGAGGGCACCGACTACTTCGTGGGTGGCCACGAGTACGAGATCTCTGCCGCCGTGGCAGCAGAACTGCAAGCGGCCGGCTACACGGTCTCGTAAAGGCACAGGGACGGAGCCCGGACCTACGGCCCAAACCCCGCCCCTGGCGGGTGCAGAAGGCACGTCCTAGGTCAACCCACTGCATTGCTCAGACGGCCTTCCGGCCGACGGCACATGCAACCGTAGCACAAGGAGTGTCATGGCCTGCTCTAGCAGCTGCCGCACGCAGGACCACAAGACCTACGGGGAGTGCCTGCGCTCGAAGAACCTACGCACCGCCTACATGCAGGAGTGGAAGGGCAAGGACGCCACCGCTCAGAAGAAGGCCGACAAGACGCTCGACAACTACGAGAGCGCCCGACGCCAGGGGATGCAACCCCGCTCGACCCGAGCGCACGACGTGCAGCTCGCGGTCGCCATCAGCGACAAGACCGGACAAGCGTTTAGGGCCGACTCATGAGCGTCAACTTCCGCGGGTTCCCCGCGTGCACCTGCCTTTCCCAGTGGCTGCCGGTCTACGAGGCCGAGCTGCTGCGGCTGGGGATCATCAAGTTCAACATCGACATCTTCCAGCTGATCGGTAATGCTCCTGCCAGCGCCGGCGTCCACTCCAAGGGCGGCGCGTTCGACATCGGGCAGCTGCAGCCCGAGGCCGTCGCTATCGCCCGACAGATGGGCGCCGACGCCACTTGGGCCCGCACCACTGGCTCCTTCGCCAACAACAAGCACACGCACGGCGTGCTCCGCGGGTGTCCGCACAACGGGCCCGCGCGCTACCAGATCGTCGCTGTCGACGACGGCTACAACGGTCTGGGCTTCGGGGGTCGGGGTGGCAAGGACGACGGTCCGCGACCACTGTCCAAGCGGACGTGGCGGCAAGGCATCGCCTGGGCCAAGGAGCGCCAGCGGCCCGACGCCGTACGGCTGAAGTTGCAGCTCTCGCCGATGCAGTTCTCCGACAGTCGAGAGCAGAAGAAGGCTGACGCGCAGAAGGTCTTCTCTCTGGGCTCGGACATCATCTTCGGCACCGAGGCCGGCCCGGGCTCCGGCAATCTGCCTCGTGCCCTTCGCCGTGCTGCGAAGAAGAACGGCTACCGGTTCTACCTGCCGAAGGGCACCAGTTGCTGGGTCGCCGTCGACAAGAAGATCATCGCCGGCAACGTCAAGACCGGCTTTGAGCCGGTCATCCGGCCGTCCAGCGTCACTGGTGACCCGCACCGCTACGGGCAGCGAGGAATCGCCTGGCTTGCCTTCGACCATGCACAGATCGGGCGCATCACCGTGGGAGCCTCCCACTACCTGACGATCGGACGCTTCAAGGGGCAGTCCTCTCAGGACTCCCAGAAGCGGCTCCGAGTCGCGGACCCGATCGACCACTGGACGCAGAACAAGAACCTCGGGGCTGCCATCAGTGGTTGGGCTGCGGAGCGCAGCGCCAAGAAGGACATCGTCTTCTTCGCCGCAGACACGAACATGCTCGACCGACAGAGCGACGTGTTCTTCGGCCATCCGCTGACGACCTGTTGGGACGAGCTGAAGAAGTGGCCGGGAACGGGCCACGGCAACATCGACGTGATCGCTACCGCAGACCGCGATCGGCGAGTCACCTGTCGGCGCGCTTTCGTCCTGGCGGACGACAAGCTCCCGCTCAACGCCGACCACTTCACGACCGTGGCCATCTATCAGGTGAAGATCTGATGAGCACGCTGAACGACCTCATCGCCAGCATCCACACGTCACTGCACTCCTACTCAGGCACGCAAGAGGTAGTCACCTGGCTGACCGCCCCGTGCACTGCGAGCGACACCACCCTCACCGTGGCGTCCACCGATGGTGTCCTGCGAGGCCTCGTCGAGATCGAAGACGAGCTGGTCTACGTGTCCAGCTCGGACACCTCGACGTTGACGCTGCCGCCTTTCGGCCGGGGCTATCGAGGTACGACTGCGGTCTCTCATGCGGCCAGTGCGCAGGTGACCTGGGACCCGCAGTTCCCGCGCGCCGAGGTGCGGCGCTCGATCGACCAGTGCATCGAGGGTCTGTTCCCGCAGCTGTACCGGATCAAGTCGGTCGACGTAACGGCGACCGGCTCCGGCGTTGGGTACAGCCTCCCGGCTGACTGCGAGGGCGTCATCGAGGTGAAGACCAAGATCACCAGCGACCCCTCCAACTACTGGGAGGTGCTCGGTCGCTGGGGGTACGACTCGACGTCCCCCGAGGCGACCGGCAAGACCCTCAATCTCTACGAGCCGGTCTGCGTCGGCAACACGATCCGTGTTGTCTACCGGGCCAAGTTCGGAGCGTTCACGGCGGGCACAGACACACTGGCTTCGGTCGGCCTCAGTGAGTCGTACGCCGACCTCATCCTCTACGCGGTTACCTCTCGGATGATCCGCTTCATGGACCCGGGTCGCCTCACGGCAACGGCCGTCGAGAACCTCTCTCGCGCCGGCGTAGTCCAGGTCGGTGACGCCGCCAAGATCGCCAACCAGCTGTACACGATGTACCAGCAGCGGCTTGCCGAAGAGCGTGCCCGACTCCTGGCACTCACCCCGCCCAGCATGAACTTCGGAAGGTAAGAGATGGCTCTCCGTCAGTACGCCAACGCAGCAGCCACCACCCTCGCCGCGTCGTGCAGCTCGATGGCGACCAACATCCAGGTCGCTTCGGTGGCGGGTCTTCCGATCACCTTCCCCTACATCCTCATCCTCGACCGTGGTTCTTCCACGGAAGAGGTGGTCCTGGTGACCAATGCCTCGGGCACCACATTGACGGTGACTCGGGGCTACGACAGCACCACGGCGTTCGCTCACTCGAACGGCGGGACTGTGGTCCACGGCATTGCAGCGATCGACGCACGGGAAGCCAATGCTCACGTGAACGCCAATGCCGGTGTGCATGGGGTCTCCGGGTCGGTCGTCGGCACCACGGACAGCCAGACCCTGGCGAACAAGGATCTGTCGTCGACCACCAATGTCTTCCCGTCGCTGCTCTCAGTCCCGGTTGGTGCCGTGTTCCAGTGGTTCACGAACACCGTCCCGACCGGCTACTTGCTGCTCGACGGAAGCAATGTTTCGCGTACGACGTACGCCGACCTCTTCGCCGTATGGGGTACGACGTTCGGAGCCGGTGACGGCTCCACGACGTTCGGCCTACCGAATTGCAAGGGACGAGTCATGGTGGGCCGTGATCCGGCCCAGACCGAGTTCGACACGATCGGCGAGGTTGGCGGCGCCAAGACGCACACTCTCACCGTCGCCGAGATGCCGACGCACAACCACGGCGGCACGACGGGGAACGACTCACCCGACCACACCCATGGGTACAACCAGGAGGGTGGTCTCCCGAGCACCACGAGCGTCGGGGGCACGCCTGGGTTCCTGATCAGCGGCACCTCTCAGAACCAGTCCACGGGGGCCAGCACCCGTCACACCCACTCCATCAGTTCTCAGGGCGGCGGTGGGGCGCACAACAACTTGCAGCCGTACATCGTCAGCAACTACATCGTGAAGGTGTGACGTGGGTTCCTATGACCGCCTTCCGCTGCCACTCTCTGAGCGGCTGGCTTCGGCCACGAAGACGATCTTCAACAAGCAGGGTCGCGAGTACGACGTCGCTATCGCCGGCATCCCCTTCCGCCTGGCGACCAGCAGCGAAGTCCCTCAGTCCGTGGAGACGGTCAGTTCTCGCCGCGACCAGCTCGACACGGAGACCGACCCTGGAGAGCAGAGTCTGACGTCCTGGTGGCGCCGAGCGCAGTCCTCGTGGCACCAGGGCGCCGGCAACCTCTATCAGGAGAACTCGGACCAGACGATCGACTCCACCTCGTTCTACGCGAGCGAAGGAGTGGACGTCTTCACTCCGGGTCAGCTGACGCTGTTGAGGAGAATGAAGACCTGGACGTCACCTCCCGTGACGTGCTCCCGCATCCGGTCGTATGCCAACAGTGGAGTGAGCCTGATCTCTGCCGGTCAGTTCCATCCCGCCAGCTCGATCAACGGCACCCTGGCGTCGCTGCACGCCCCCGCCGGCAAGACTCTGGTCGACGGGCTGATCTCGGGGACCGACTTCTACGATGTCGCCTCGGACGGCACTCTCTACCAAGGCCAAGTTTCGAGCCCTGGCAGTGCGACCAGCTGGCCCTGCGGACCTACACCCAGCCGACTCGGCTGGGGCATGCACCGTCTCTGGGTTATCGGTGGTCGAAAGATCTGGCAGCCGAACCTCTCTCTGGCTGGAGGGTCAGCCCAGAACCCCATCTTCACCAACCCGAACACCGGGTGGACCTACACGTGCATGGCCGAGGGTGGCTCGGCCATGCTCTTCGGCGGTAACGACGGCTACTCGTCCTCGATTCAGGCGATCACCCTGAACTCCGATGGCTCGTTGCCCACGTTGTCGGGCGCTACCGTCGCCGCCGTACTCCCGGACGGCGAACTCGTCCAAGAGATCGCGGTCCTCGCTGGCCAGTACGTAGGCATCGGAACCACGCAGGGATTCCGAATCGGCACGTTGGACACCAACGGCCGGATGACGTACGGCCCGTTGATTTTCACGCTCGATGGCGTGAACTGCACGAGCATCACGACGCAGGGTCGCTTCTTCGTGGTGGGCTTCAGCAACAACCACGTCTACCGCGTGGACACGGGCACGCCTCTCGACAACGACATCTTCCCCTACGCCCGAGACGTCCAGTGCTCGACGCTCGGGGTCACCTCGCTCAGCGCGGCTCGGACGCAGCTGATCGCTACCACCTCGGACGGGGGAGTCTGGTACCAGTCGGCCACGGAGTACGTCGACAGCGGCTACCTCCAGACCAGCCGCATCCGGTTCCGCACGACTGAGCTGAAGAACTTCAAGTTCCTCACGTTCGAGATCGACCCACTTGTGGGCATCATCACCTGTCAGGTGATCAAGGACGGTGGCAGCACCATCGACCTGGGTAGGTTCACAACCCAGGGGGAACTCTTCACCGACCGTTTCGAGATCGCCGACGAGCCGATGCGATTCATGTCGGTCAAGTTCATTCTGTCGTCGAGTGACGACAAGACGGGGACGCCGACCCTCCACTCGTACCTGGTGCGAGCGCTGCCGGCAGTGGCGCCGCAGCGAATGATCACCCTGCCTCTCCTGTGTTACGACCGGGAGAGGGCGAGCAGCGGCCAGTTCTACGGCGGGAAGGACTTCGCCTCCGACCGCCTCATGGCCCTGCAACTGATGGAGGACACCGCCGACACGGTGCTCTACCAGGACTTCACTGGCGCCGACAGCAGCGGTCGTGCCGTGACCATCGAGTCTCTGAAGTTCGTCCAGACCGTTCCCGCGGTCACCCCGTCAGCCGTTACAGGAGCTGGCGGCATCCTGATCGCCCAACTCAGAACGGTCATCTGATGAACCTGGACCCCGGACTTGCGGCCGTCATCTGTTCGCTGATCGCCGCCGGCGCATCCCTTTGGGGCGTGCGTCGTACGACGCGGCAGGACCGAAAGATCGACGAGACCCACCGCACGCTGACCACGAACCACCACAGCTCGCCCGAGCCCACGGTGTTGGACCGACTCGACAACCTCAGCACGCGTATGACGCGCGTGGAGAAGGAGCTGAAGATCTCGAATGAGTAACCCGCTCACCGACGTACTGCCGGCCAAGGTCCGCAAGTACGTGTATGCCGTCTGCTTCGTCGTTCTGCTCGGCTTCACCGCCTGGCAGGCTGCCGAGGGCAACGTCGCGGAGGCCCTGATCGGCTTCCTCGGGTCCCTCGCCAGTGCAACCGCAGGAAGCAACGTTGACACTGCAACCGATGAGAGCGCCTGAGAGCCTCTCTATGGCCCCTCTGAGGGCCTCGTAGCACCTGGGTGGTGTAACCACCCGTCCGCCTGTCTGTAAGGCGCTGTAGCCCCCCTCTTCGTGAGGGGGGCTTTACGGCTTTTTCCGGGTCCGCTTGCGGGTGATCGTCGCTGGGTCAGTCAACTCCAGCTGACCGCGGCGAACGGAAGGGCGACTCGTCAGAGACGTCCAGTCTCCGACCTCCTCCTTCAAGTCCATGATCTTCTTGTCGTGCTTGCTACACCGATCCAGGACTTTGATCCCATCCGGGAACGAGAGGGTGTAGCGCTCGCCGACCTCTTGGCAGATATCGCAGATGAACTGCTCGATGGTCTGTTTGGCCACGCGCGAGGCTCCGTCTTCTTTGGCTGGTCGGCCCCGAGCGGGTCGCGTCTCGGGGGCGCGTTACACCCTAACGGCATCACCCATGGAGTTCGGAAAGATCAACAACCGTTGCATCAACTTTGGGGGCGAACATCGGCCGTCCAGAGAGTAGGTCTGAAGCGCCCTTCGCTTCGAGATCGAGCTTCAGGTAGATCTCCGTGGTCCGAATCGACTTGTGGCCCAGCATCCACTGCACGATGCGCATGGCCTTGTCGTGGCCGTTGGTGGCGAGCTGGTGATAGAGGGCCACGGCGCCGCTACGGCGCAGCGTGTGCCCTCCCTCGTGTGGCTGGTAGTAGCCGGCACGAATCAGCTCGTTCTTGATGATGTGGTGCATGTCGGTCGGCTGACCCGGGACGATGATCGGCGCTTCAACGATCTCGAACTTGCCCTTCTGTCCGGGCACCCCGATCTTCTTGGCAGCACGCATCCGCGGGATGACGTAGTCGTGGGGCAGCAATGGTCGACCAATCTCTGCCGCGTACTGGGCAGCCCAGCGGCGTAGCTCCGCATGCAACTCGTCGCACATGGGCAGCCACTCCACCTTGCCTACCTTCTGGCGGACGGTGACGATCTTGCGCTCGTCCCACATGATGTCCTGCCATCGCAGGCCGGCGATCTCGGAGCGGCGAAGGAAGAGATAGAGGCCCAGCGCCACGCAAGCGCGGGCGCGGGGGAGTGGGATGCCGGCAAGGAAGGTCGAGAACTCCGACTGCGGGATGATCACGCGCGAACGCTCCGGGACGCGCACCTTGGTCATGTTGTCCACGAGCGTGGAGTCCTTGACGTAGCCGCGGGTCTGGCACCACTTCAGGAAGCTGTTGAGGTGGTACCGGGCTAGGTTCATCGTCCCCTCCTTCCACGACGTACGTCGGGACCAGAAGAGGTCGAGGTGCTGGTGCCGGAGGCTCAGCGTCTTGATGTTGCCGACGTCGGCCAGGAGCAGGCTGAGCGTGTGGCGCTCTGCCCTGATCGTGCTGACAGCCTTCCCCTTGGCCTTGCGGTCGACGAGGTAGTGCTGGATGGCGTCACTGAGGAGCATCGGTACTACCAACTTCGGGTGGTGTGGCGCGGTACGGATTGACGTGATCGCCGTTCTTGGCACAGTCCGGCCAATAGACGCATCCACCGTTGGACGTGCCGTGCCCCTCGTCCCACGCCTGCGCCATGTCCGCGCGGCGCTGGGCCTCATGGGCACACCTCATGCAGTTGCCGTTGAAGTCGCGGGACAGGTGCCCGCAGGACGCCGCGTACGCGACCTCTCGGTCCATCACCGCTCCCTCCTGGAGCAGCGAACGCCAGGGGCCAGAATGAGCCTCATGGTCACGGAGAAGATGGCGCCGATGAGCTTGTCGCTCAGGCGCCTACGGAACGTTGGCTGTGGCATGCGATCTCTCTTCAAGTGTCTGAGTAGCGCCGTGCAACCTCATCAGTTGCGACGATGCAACCATAGCACTACATGCAACATCGGCATTGCGACACTACT